ATGGCGGAGAATCGCATCGGCACCCGCATTTTCTTCCGCTTGTCGTTTTCGGATTCGCGGTGTCGTGAATCCTCAAACTGCATCAGGTTCTGTTCATCGAATCGTGTCGCCATAGACACGCCGAAGGATTCCGGGTCTTGTTCAGCGAGATCCAAAACGTAATTGCCGAGATCGCCCTGTGGGCTGGTATATGCTGCGTCTGCGATGTGCAGGTCCGCTCGGACGGTGTCGCCGTCGATGCGGAAATTGGTCCACCTGCCGAGATATGAACCCATGCCGTCGTTCGACATATTTGGATGGGTGAATCGGGCTTTGAGTCCGTTGCGGGTTGCGTTGCCGAATTGAACAACCTGCTGAAGCGTTTCAGCGTCAACGGTAAACGGTCTGGCGTCCCCAGGGTTGAGGTCACCGGCTTGCATCATTGCAGCGCCGTAGATAACGCCACCTTCACGGTCAACACGCGCGGGGGCCTGCCTGGCTGCGTCTGTGCGAAATGCTGATTTGTCTGGAGCGGTGCTAATTGCTGGCATTTGCTTTGTCCCTTGCTTGCATTTGTCGTTGCACTTTGCCTGCCCATGCCTTGCCCGGATCGCCGCCCCAGAGAGCCCATGCAATGCGGCCGTTTGAAGGGTAGCCTTTTTCGCCGGGACTAAATCCTTCGCCCTTCTTGTCCACTTCGTGACGGGCAAAGAAACTCACCATTCGGTTAATCGTTGATGGGCTGACTTGTTTGCCGTTCGCCAAGTCGCGGGCTCGTGCGATGCCGACTGCAGTGCCGCCACGTTTGTATTCGCGCCGCCATTCGAGCCCCTGCCGGGCTTCCGCTCGCACGCCTGCGGGCGGTGTAAAATTGATGCCGGCGTATTTGGCAGGAATCGCGAAATCTTCCAATTCGCTTAACTCGTCTTCAGGCTCATCTTCTGGGCTGTCGTCGTCTGTGCTGGTTGGCTCTTCGTCGAGTTCCAGAGACATGCGGTAGGCTTGAACGCGGGCCTCCATGTCGGCTTTGGCGTACAGTTCTCGCTCGATCTGCTGCAGCGTCTCGTCGAAGTCGCGGCCACGGGATGCAAGCGATTCTGTTTGAGTGGTCAAGCCGGCCTCGATGGCTGCCACGTCGGCTTTGACTTCTTTGTCCGGATCAACCCACGGCCACCCAGGAGGAATCCATTGGTGGTTCAGGAAGTGGCTGCGGTTTTCCTCGTAGCGAACTGGATCAATTACCACGGCACGCTGAATAACACACTGGTCAACGAAGCGAGCCCAGAGTTTACGCAAGGTCCGATCAATCAACACATGCTGCCAGCACTTGAAGGTGATTCGGCCGTCGATTAAAGCGAGCCGGCCGCCGCTGAAATTGTTGGTAAATTGCTTCGCGAGCAACTCATAGGGGTAACGCAGGGCTGCGGCCACGCCATGCAATGCCCACTCAACATATGGGCCGAGAGTTGTTCCGGGGCGTGCGGGGTCGCTGAATTGGATTCCCTCGCCGTCGCCCAGATACTGAATCGTGCCAGGGCTCAGGTCTTCGAGGTTTGAAAGTTTTCGGCCGGACTCTGCCAGCATTGCGGGATCTGTGACGCCCGTCACGAATGCCCCGTAACATGCCGCCACCTGTTCAGCAACAAGATGGGCATGAACGAAGTCTTTGAGGTCTTTGAGTTTCCCCATCGCAGGAGCCAGCCACGGAACGCCGCGGAGTTGCCCCGGGCTCACTTCTTCGAAGCAGTGCAAGAGGTCCGTGAGTGGAACCTCATCCTCTGCCTGATCGGCTGCGTAACTGTCATTTGGCAAACTGCGTCGCACGAATGCGGCAATGGCTGTTCCGCGTGCGTCGAGCCTCATTCCCAGCCGTCGCTCTGGCTTGCCCTGCTGCAGCCACGAGTAGACTGGAATGCGTTGCGGATGAATTACTTGGACTGACAGCGTCACGGGCTTTTCGGGGCTGTCGTCGTTGCCCATGTACAGCCATGATTCGCCATAGATGCCGTTGCAACGTTCTAACAGTCTCTGCTTCGCGTAGAAACCTTCAGCGATTGCCCAGCGGTGCCAGAGTAGCTCGATCTGCGTGTTGAAGGTTTCGGCCTGCGACTGCGTAACGACGCCTCTGGCAGCCTGCACGCGGGCCTGTGGGCGGATACCTTGCCCGATGACGTTGTCAACACGGCCGTTTACCGCTGACGCTGCGAACACGTCGTTGCGGTAAAGGTCGGTTGCCCGGTCGATCATTGTTTCTAATTCGGTGCTGATTGCGTCGTTCTGGGTGAGTTTTGACGCAATCCACTTTTCACCGCGGAGTCTGTCGTTGTCTGCAGCTTCGTATGCCGCGAAGTTTTCAGCAGCGCGGTTTGCCAGCATGAGACGGAGTTGGCCATCAACACGGGCTTTGATTCGTCCCATTGCCCATGCGGGAGCAATCTGCAGCAGTGCCTTGTCAATGCGAGTCGGCTTTGCAGCCTCGCGGACGTTGGCAGCGTAGTCTGGTTTCGCGCTCATCGCTGGAACCTCACAAGGTTCCGAGCTGCGTGAATGCCGCCTGATGCCTGCCGGCGGAGATCAGAGATCCTAGCGTCGAGTTCTGCGAGCCACGTGCTGGTGGGCTCCTTCTGAACCATCTGCCCGTCCACGGTGTACGTGATGACAGGAGCCCCTGCGAGCAAACCGGTTTCGACTCGGTCGCGGAGGTCTTCGTAGAGTGCCAAGCGTTCGGATGCGGATCTTGCCATGGTTGCAGCATTGCGGCTGCGTGGCGTTTGGTGAATCTGCATCTGCTAAACGATTAGCGTTTGCGTGCCTCTGCGTAGGCGATGGCTGCGGCCTGTTGTGGCGTGTAGCCATCTGCGATTAACTTGCGGATGTTTTCCTGAATGGTCGCGCGGCTGCTTCCAGGTTTGAGCGGCATTATGGCTGCCTCCGAACAACTGTCGTGAAGCGATTGCCGCACTGGCAGCGCCTGTACTGCTTTTGCATGTCGCCGATTGGCTGTGAGTTGTACGATGTCGCGAATTGCCCGCACTGCGGACAGAGTCCGCCGCCAGGTGCTGCGTGGCATGGCGTGTAAGATCGTCGCTGTGTGTAGGCTGGGGATTCCAGTGGCTTCATCGCAAATCCCTCACGAATTTCGGGGCTTTTTTGCCAGAAATCACGCCATTCACGGGCTTTTGTTCGGCTTTCCGGCGTTCCTTTTCAGCGTCGAATTGTAGCACAGAGAGCCCCACGAATGCCAGATATGCAGCGTCCAGAAGGTGGTTTCGGGAGAATGTCTGTACCCATTTCTGCACGCGGCCTTTGCCGACTTCGAAAACGACCTGTTCGCGTTCTGCCGTGAGTTGTTTGGCAACTTCTGCACGGCCGTCGGCTTTGTCGGTGTGCGGCAGTAGCAGGGCGGCGCGTGAATCTGCAGGGCAACTGAGAGCCTGGTGGACGCGCCGCTTCCAGTGGTCTGCGTTGTTTTGGTATTCCCTGCGGTAGCCTGTGCCGGTGGTGAATGCCACGTCGTGCCAACCTTCACCGATAGCTACAGTGTACTTCGAGCGGTCTTTGGGTGCGTGGTAAACGGCTCCACTGTGCTGTTTGTAGCCGAAGCCCTTCGCTGTGTTCCAGAGCTGATGGGGCTGTGCTGCGGAGCGGACCGTTTCGGTTTCCCAGCCGGCGTCAATTAGGACGATATCCACGCCCTTTGAGCCTCCTGATTCGAGTTCCCAGCCGGAGTCGAATTTAGCCTGAAGGTCCTGAATCGCGTTGGCCAGTGCTGTCGGCAGGTCGATCAATTCGCGGTGGATTGGCTGATATCCGTAGTCAATACAGAATGGCTGGCCTGACTCGTGCTGGGCGATGACGAACCAGTCGAGTTGCTGGGCGCGGCAGTCAACGCCTGCGGAGATCCTGGTGCAGCCGGACGGAATTAGCCCGCGGCGGTATTGGCTTTGCCGCTTCATAACGGCCTTGAAGTCGAGCGGCTCGATGTCTTTTTGTTTTGGCTGTGCTGGTAGCGCCCAAGTCCATTGGAGGAGTTCCTTTTCGGCATTGTCCGGGTCAATTTCGCGCTGTCCTCGCCATTCATCCGCGCCGACGATGCCGGACGTCATGAAGGTGTTTGTGGGTGCGGAGTAGCGGAAGCCCATTGTCTTACTTTGTGGCATGTCGCCTGTCACTGTGCCGTCGGGTAGTACGATTTGGCCGCGGTGTCGCAGGCGTGCCTTTTGGAGTTGCTGCAGTCGCGTAGCGTCCTCAAGGAGGCTGCCGTAGGCAG